TCCTGCTCCGCTTGCAATAACATTACCTTGTTCTGTTCTTCTCTGTAAAGATGCTGTATAACCTAGCTGAGAAACTTTTATGTCCTGTGCAATATCATTACTTGTAAGTTTTGCTCTGAATTGAAATCCTCTACCTTTGTAAGTTCCGTTGGCAAAAGTTTGAAAGTTACTATAAGTAGGAGATCCAGATGGGTTGTCCTGTGTAACTCTAACTAGCATTTCAGCGTTAACTTCTGTAGCTGTAGCTCCATCAAAGTCTGTAATATCATCAATCAAACCTCTTGAATCAAATAAATCTGATGGATAGAAACCTTCTGTTAAAAAATGACGTTTTAAATCAAGACTAAATACACCACCTAAATCTAAAGTATCTCCACCAGCAGTTCCACCAAAATCATAAGTACCTTCAGAAACAATTCCACCAAAATCATCTAAAGAACCAACGGCATCGAAATCTGTAATACTATCAAAATTACCGCCACCAACTAGGTTGATTGTGTTTGTAGTTGCATCAAAAGCAACATTGGTTTTTGTTCCTTGAAATTTAGGACTATCTAAATCTTCTCTCCTTGTTTGAGTAACAAGTGGAGCTAAATTATCTGGTAATTCAAGGATTACACTTGTTTCCCCTGCACAGAATCTACCACCATCATCTTGAAATTTTAAAATATACTCGCCTTCAAGATATGGCACTTCGGCAGATGTGGTAGCACCACTAAGAGCTTGAATCAAGTCAGTACTATTTGTAAATGTACCATTACCATCAGTCAGAGGAGAATGTCTGACATACACCCTTCCCCCATGAGTGACATCAATATCTGTAGACCGATTCCAACGTAATCTTACTAATTTTTCATTTATTGGCTCGGCTGATAATCCAGTTACATTTGATGGTAATGCAGTTTTTCCAACAGCATTGAAAGTTAAATCAGCAGAAGTGGCACTTGTCTGTAATGCAGCATTGTAACTAAATACTTGAAACTCATACGTTCCAATATCAGTATTAAATATCTCAAAGTCAGGAGAAGAAACTGTAGTGGAAACAAAGTTTCCGTTATTGAATCTATAGTTAACCTGATACTGCGTAACACCGACAATAGGCTGCCAACTGACGATAAGTTTTGATACTGCCTGATTATTTATTTCAACTATCTTTTCTTCGGCTTGTAAAGCAGCAGGAGGATCTTTAGGAAGATTCAGTATTGATACTGTTCTTGTTGGTAAAGTCGCACCATCTTCGATAAATGCGTATTTTTCATTTACATAAGATAAAGCTGTAATCGCATAGTTTATTCCATCAGATTCTTCTACTGTTATTACTCTAAATTTTTGAGCTTGAACTGTATCATCTTGCAACAGCCAAACTGTATTAGCATTTGGAGTTTGAGAAAAAGCAGAAGATACTGTTATAACTGCACCTGAGACACTTGATACTGACTTATTTTCAACAGTTCCATCAGGTAAAATTACACTTAATGTTGGATTATTTGTTGTTGGCAAATCGGTTGCAGCAGAATCATCTACTGTTATTTGAGTTGTTGTAGCAGAACTTACTCTTCCACCTCTGCGAACTCCTGATCTTACGGGATCTGCTATTTCAATCACAGCACCAGGTCTTACAACAACACCAGAATCTATGGAAGTTGCAAACGCAACAACTTCACTTTCATTTTGTTCAGTAAATAAAATAGCCTTTGCTAATCTTCTAGCCTGACCTCTTGATGTACAGGCAAAACCTTTCACCTGTTTAATAATCACTCCAAACTTTGCTATAGCAGCAGCATCTTCATAAACTTCGTAATCTATCTCTCTACTATCCATGTTGAAATAAGATACAGAAATTACAGTATTTCTTGTTTTTAATCCACTTCCTGAATAACTGAAACCTTCTTCAGTTACATTGGCAAGGTTAAATAAATAACTTGCATCTTTTGGGCTATCTTGTGCAAGCAAAATACTACCAGCAGACCATATCGGCATACATCTCATCACACCAGCTAATTCATTTATCAGGTCAAACGCTTCACTAGATGATTGAATATTTACATTGCAACTGAATCTAGCTTCCTGCCCTCCAAATCCATCATCAACAAGAGTATTTGCGAACTTACTGGCAGTAACAAAAGAAAATAAATCAAGAGAACTTTCTGTTATATGATTGCCAAATCCATAGCGAGTGTCTAAAAGTAAGTCGAGTAGCACCATGCTTGGACACGAGCACCATTGAGCAGCACCCATAACTCCATTGAAAATATACCCGTCTGGGTAAATTATTCTGCCTGTTGTGCTATCGACAGTTGGAGTGCCAGAACTATTTGCACCAGCACCAGGAATCCTTACTTTTATTCCTCTGATACGATACTTTCTGCTAGGTATTGATTGAAACTGCATAGAATCCAATCGAACAGCAGCATAAGCACTATTAGGATAAGTATTAGAATCATCAATTATTTCAGCAAAACTTGTCCATTGGAATGAATCCTGCAAACTCGTATCTGTACTATCAGCAGTAACTCTGCTAACTCTTATATCAACAGGAAAAGCACCTGTAAAATTTATTCTGTAATCTCTTTGATAAGCGTCAGCAGTTCTACCTGTTACTTTCCCTCCGTTACTAGGTGTAATAACATCTGTAAAACCGCCAGAATTGTATTGAACAGAAATTTTAAATTCAACAGTAGAGCCAAGCAAATCGCCTTTATCCGTTGCTTTTTGTATCTGAGGAAAAGTGATTGTAATATTTGCAGCATCAACATTTGAATTTGTTATCTGTCTTGTAACAGGAGAAGATTGAGTTACAGTAACTCCCACTGCTGTAACAGAAGAACTACTTTCAATACCTTCAACTTTTGTTTGACCTGACGTTCCAAAACGAGGATTGAATGTTACATCTTGAAAATTAAAATCAGTTGTAGTTGGATTAGTTGAATCAGCAGATGCTTTTAGAACGGGAGTATCGTTCAAAAATACATCTTTTAATGCAGCATTATTATAAGCAGTTGTTCCTTGTGTTCTGTTTTCTTTTGAAGCAGTAGCAAAACCTTCTATCTCTCCTTCAGAAATAAGATCAAGAAAAGTGGCAAACTGTCTACTGTGTAAAGTATCAGGAGTTCTTGTCGGTTGAGGTGGAGTAGGAGGAGAAGGAGAACCTGACCCTCTAATAATTTTAGGATTTGTCATGCCTGTACCTGCTGAGTATCAATAGCACCACTGATCACGACTGAGCCAGTCACGATTTCTCCATAAACTATTGGTACAGGTGTACCAGCCCGTGATGTATTTTGAGTTCCAGAAAAGCTAAATGATAACTGCGGATCTTGTTCTGACTTGAACTCCTTTGGTTTAGGGATAGGAAATAACATTTCACTTACACCCATAATTGCCAAGCTAGCACCTAGATATACCATAGATTTACCTAAAAAACCACCGCCAAATCCAGTTTTTAAACTAAAAGTTGCTGCGTGTGAGCCTGGTAAAAAGAAAGCACCTGCAATAAGGGCAGCACCTAATAATATTTTGCCAAAACCTCTACCAGCACCAGCAATTACAGGAACAATATGTATATCTTCCTGTCCGATTGGGTGATGTATTTCTTCTTCGTTAACAGCATAATTTCCAACTTTTACCTGATAATATTGAGGATTCATATACTTTTCTACTTGTGGAAAATTATTAACAAGAAAACTTACCGCTTTTCCAAGACTATCTACCTGTATTTCAAATTCTTTATGACCTACAAATTCTGCAAGCTCGCCATATAATTTTAGTTTACGCAACATAACGATACCTACCTCCTGTGCATTTTAACAACCATTGAGAATAAGGCTCTCTACAAGATAGTCTATCGGTTAAATGATGTAAAACATCCCCATCTAAGAAAATAGCTACATGATTTAAACCAGGAGATCCAATAGACATTAGTAACGCATCGCCATTTATTAGCTTTTCATCTGGTCTTAACTCTCTAAAACCTGTTCTCCAAGCACAACTTTGAAACAAAGGATTCAATATAAACTCTTCTGGTGTTATAGGTCTATCCCAATCTTTTAGTTCAATGTTTTTTTCTTCTTTATACCAATCTCTTACTAAAGACCAACAATCGGTAACACCCCAAACCCACGGCCTACCCAATAAAGGTGGTTTATATCCACATGGTTCATAATATCCCCATTTTTCTGTTTTAGGATTGACAATATGCCAAGGAAGATTACTACGTTCACAAGCAATTTGATCTGCCTGACTAGCAACAGGAGGTGTTACAGGGTGGCTATGAACAATAGCTGTAATTTCTCCTAAATTATCTGCTTTTACATAATCTTCTGGATCAAGAATAAAACATTGATGATCTGTCATTGAAAGATTACGACAGGGATAATATCTTTCTTTTCCTCGAATATTTAATAACAAACCACAAGACTCTTTAGGATCTTGGTCTTTCGCATGAACAAGTGCTTCTTCTTTCCAACTCATGCTATAAACGTACCAATCGAGGGGAACTCTGTTCTGGTACATTGTCTTTTAGGTGCTCTAATACCAGCAAGATCAAATACTGCTGCAAGTTCAAAACTAACTACTTCTCTATTTTCTTCTGATTTTCTATCTATCTTGTAAATCTCTTGAGGAAACTCTGCTGTAGGATCTGGTGTGCCTAAAGGATTTACCTGTTGAGAAATAGTTGTTGTTGTCTCTTGAGTCGTTGTATTTGGATCATTCATCGTGATTGTATTACCCATTCCATTTCCATGAACTGTACAATAGTATCTCAAATCATTTGGAGCAGAAGGATATGCTGGTTGATAAGTTACTGTAGCTCCTGCGTTTCCAGCAGTTCCAGATACAGTTGTTGTTTGCGATCCCCCTGCATCAGATTTTATTGCTAAAGGATGTCCACTGTTTGAAGAATCTGATTGATTAAAAATATAAGTTGATCCACGCTTCATTGTTATGACAGGTTTTTGAACTCCATTTATTGCAAAAACATTATTACTGTAAGAATCTTGAACTACTGTAACAGTATATGTGACAGTTTCAGCATCAGCAGGGTCGGCAACCGTTGTTGTAGTCGTTGTACTGGTTGTTGTTATAGGAAAATTAACAGCATCAAGATAACGTGCCAGTGTTCTAATTCTGGTAACAGTAGCTCCCGTTAAATCATTTCCTGTCGTTACCTGATTTACATTTAACAAGATAGCTGTAATAGTTCCAAGAGCATTGCTGATAGTCAAAGTAGGTCTGGGAAGTTGACCTTCTCGAAAAGCAAAACCTTCTGCCTGTATAGGCATTTTTAAATATTGATTACCAGCCCAGATAATATCTCCATTAGCATTTAAACTTGTTCCATTATGAAATCTGTAAGTCTGTGTAGAACCATGCAAAGTTGCATCGGTAGTTAAGGTAAATAATTCAATTATTGCTGAAGGATTGATCTTTTGTAGATCAGTAATAATCGGAGCAGTACTCATGGTTCAAATACTTCTCTAAATGTTACCTGTATTGTGGCTCTATTATTATATGGTATTGATTTATTCCAAGTTTCGCAAACAAATTTCTGTGCAGCAGCTTCTCCAGGTGCAGTAAAATCAAAGCTATCACTATCATTTGCACGAGCATCAAGGAAGGTTTCTATAGTATCTGCCTCACTTTCTGAAACTTCAAATGTAAAGTCATAAGTTTTTGGATTCTGATGTTCTGCCAATCCAAATAGTATTCTATGTTCAAACCCATCAGCAAAACGAATAGTTTTGGTATTTGGTGCGGATTTTTTTCGTTGTCCGTATGTAGGTTTTATTGAAGGAAATGTAGCCATTATGCGAGCATACCTCCTGGTCGTTTTTGTTTAATTAATTCTGATTGTATAGCAACAGAAATTAATTGACCAAGTTCTCTACCTTGTTCTTCATCTCCTTCAACAGAAGAACCAGAAGCATCTACATTTACAACTATATTTGTTGAACCCATAGGGCTTACTTGTCCTCCAACAGCACCAGGAGTAAATAGCTCAGCACCTCTTTCCCCAACAATGTATGATTTACCTCTTTGAGCATAACCACCATTGGCAAAGGAGCCAGCAGGAAATGTATTTACAGAGCCTAAACTACTGTATAAAGCTGTATCTTTTGCGACCTGTTGTGTTGTACTTAAAGCAGTATTTGTAGCTCCTCCAGTAATAGTAAAAGGATTAAAAATGTTTCCTAATAACCCTAATATTCCTTGCTGAAACTGATTAGCTAACATTCTCGCAGCAGTATCTAAGAAAACATCTGCAATACGATTCAACATACTTCTAAACGCATCTGCAACTGTCATTGTTCCTTTGACGATGCCTTTAAATGATTCTTCAAATGAAGCTCCCATAACATCTGATAAATTTATTGCCAATCTGATTGGATCTCGCAATGCTTTCATTTCATCTTGCAAATCTTTGACCTTATCATTTATTGCTGATATTGCTAATACTCCTGATTGTCCAAATTGACCATTAGCCTCATTAACAAGGGCAAGCATTTGTCTTACTTGCTCTAATGCTTCTTTAAAATCTTTCATTCTTTTATTTCTGCCTTCTTCAAACTCTTTTTGTAATTTTTCTGCTCTACCTTCTCCATATCTTGTTGGATCGCCACCACCTCTGAACAATAACTCTTCGCCAAAATCTCTAAACCTATCTAAAAATGTTATTTGTTTTGCTCTAGCTACAGCAATATCATTTTCTGCTTTTGCTCTAGCTTCTGCTAATGCTAATTCAATAGTCGCACTATCAGTTATTAAATTTTGTTGTAATAATTGTGTAGCAACTTCATTACCTATTTTTGTTCTAGTTTCAAAAATTTGATTAGCTAATTGAGCTTGTCTATTAGCAGTAGCTATACTATTAAATGCTGCTGCATCAGAACCAAAAATTTCTGTTAAAGATGTTGCAATACTTCCCGAACCAAATTGTGCAAATGCTCCTAATACACCAAAAGCCTCTTCTTTTGTAATTCTTAGCCGTTTAGCAACTTTATCAATATCTTCTGCTGTAAGTTGAGCACTACTGCTTACATCTGAAAAACGAACATTTAAAGCAGCTAAAGATTGATTAAATTTATCATTTTTATCAATAGCAGAACCTATCGCAGTACCAAGAATAGATAACGCAAAACCAAATTGACCTCCAATTAAACCACCTGCTGCACCACCAATTCCACCACCAACTGCTGCTGCACCTGTTTGTCCAAACAATAAAGGAAAAGCTCCACCAATGATTGCACTACTAGCTGTGCTTCCAAATTTTTGCCTTCTTGCCCTTCTTTTCTGTGCAATTTTATTTTCTTCTGCTTCTGCTTTTTTTCTTAATGCAGTTTCTTCTTTTATTGCTTTCTTTACAAAAGCATTTGATCGTTTCTCAAGAGCCAACTGACGTTTTGTATTTGCTATTCTCTTTTTACTTGCTTTATCTCTCATAGCTTTAACTTCTTTCACAAGTTTCTTTTCATTCTCTAAAGCCCGTGCAATTTTTTCTCCTACAGGAGATGTTTGTCCTGATAAAGATAATGACCTAAATCCTGCTCCTATTCTTGATCTTTGACTTTCTCTTATGTTTCTTAAAACATTTGTTTTTATATCTCTTTGATTTTTTAAAAGAAAACTACCATCTTCTACTCTCCTACTAAAATCTAAAAAACCAGAAGTAATAGGGGATGTTTGACCTGATCCAAGACCAAACCTACTAATTCTACTTTGACGTATATTTTCTCTAACCCTATTTCTTAAATCTATTGAAGGTGTAGGTGTGTCTAAAGTTTTAAATTTAGAACTTATTCTTGATCTACGACTTTCTGCAACATTCCTTCTAACACGATTACTGCTTGATGATTGAGCAACACCAAACTGATCTTCATTTTTTCTAAGTTGTTCTAATAATTTATTTTGTAATTCTAATTCTTTATTTAAAGATTTTTCTGCCCTAACTAAATCTAATGCTGATTTTCTGAAAGCATCAGTACCTACTGCTGCTTTGTTTATATTAACTTTTGTTTTTTGTAATGATTGACTTAAAGTTCTTAATGACTTCTCATAGGCATTTGTTCCTTTTCTTATACCTTCATTTAAACCTTTAACAACTAAAGACGTTTCTTTTACATCTTTATTAAACTTTTTAAGTGCTTGTGCGTTTTTTATACCAACAGCAATATCTACGTTATAATTAGCCACTTGCTATAAAAAACTAAAATATTTTCTCTATCTTACCTCTTTTTACCTCGTAAAGCACTAGATCGTTGTGCTTGTTCTTTTTGTTTTTCATATTCTTCATGCTCAATCTCTGCATAGGCAGCCCAACCTATCATCTCTTCAATAGTAAGAGTCTGACATAACTCAGCTACAGTTTTGTGTAATTCTTTAGCTAGAGAAAATAAAAACTGCCAATCTTTATTAGCTTTTCAAATCGGCTTTGGCCTCTTTTACCTCCTTGTCAGCACCAGCATTAATCATAGCTAATTGTATTTCTTCAAGAATAGTAACTTCAATTTCTCTTCTAAGAGATGCTTTATCTCCATCTTGAAAGATTCTTTTACCATCTACATCTAATGCTTTTTCAATCATCATTTGTAAAGCATAATCATTTACATCGTCTGATGATTTTTTTTGTATTGCTTCTCGTTCTGCAATGGTCAATGGATGCCAATACACGCTAAGAATAATCTCATCATCTTGTTTGACATCATGTTTGTAAAGTTGAGAAACTCCAAACTTGTTTCTTAAAAGATCAACTGCTCTAGTCATGTTAATGTATAGCTATTATCATTATACTAAGCGTTGGCCGTAAATTGACAAGATATTAAGCCTAAGAAATGTGCAGAATCGTCAAGTTGAACAGGTGTAAGACCATTAATATCAAGCACTCTTGGACTACAACTAAATGTATCAGTATAGTTAGAAGCATTAACAGAAGTAAGTCCATCAATAACAGCCTCTCCTAATGCAGATAAGGTTGCACTACCTTTTCCTCTTGGAACATAAATATTACATTGAATAACACCAGAATAAAAATCCTGTGATGCACCTTGAGTTTGAGTTGTTGCCTGTGCAAAATCAATAGACATAATGATGTATATTGTCATAAATCATTTCAACAGTAGCGTCTACTGCTGCAACTGCATCTGTTACTGCTTTTTCAAAAGCTGCTCTGGTGTTAACTAAAGTCATAGATTAGTGTAATCAACAAATTCTCTATCAGGATCAGCAAATTGTCCAATACCTTTAGTGCCAGTTTGACTAATACTACCACCCTTAAATTTCTTAGATGCAACAGCAATACTTGGTTTTTTATCTGTAAAAGTTTCATTTATAAGTTGTCCAAGCGTTCCAACATATTTAACAATTTTACTTCTAGGAGAACCTAAAGCACTCGCAGCATATTCTGATCTGTTACCAATAAATACTTTAGAAAAAGGTTTAAAATTAAATTTTAAATTATTTATAAATCTTGGCTCAACAAATGCTTGTGAAGATGGCCTTCCTTTATATGAAGGTTCTATTTTACTCCACGGAGGATGATTTTCTCTTGGTTGATTTGGTCTAGGTCTTTGAGTGCTGGCTGTCCAGCTTGAAGCAAAAAAACCAGTATCAATAGGACTTATTGGATCTTCTTCTCTGGATAAATCAAGCAATGCTGCCTGTATAAAAAGATTAAAATCTCTTTCTACATTACTTATTAAATCAGAACCTGCATTACCAATATCTCTAGATTTAGCCATTAGAACCTCACTAATAAAGTAAATAATCCTACTCTTGTATCTATATTCATTATTTGTGCAGTTCTAGTAGATCCAGCATAAGTTAATATAATTTCATCTTGAAAAGTTGGTTGATTACTGCCAATTAAATCTGGTGAAATAAATATTTTTGCCTCTCTTCTTTCTCTGCCATCATCTTCACTTGAAATAATAAATTCGATAGGTACTTCCAAGTCAGCAAAAGTTGTATCGGTTGTTGAATATGAACCTGTACTTGTATTGTAAGTACCTGATACTTTTCTGGTATAGGTAATAGTTTGATTAAGAGAAGTTCCCAGATCTTTAACAACTTTTTTAATAGCTGTTTGTAATATTTTTTCAAGTTGACCTGCCATTATCCTCTTACCACCCTAAGTTGAAAACTTCCTGCTCCACCGAGAACATAAGCACCTAGATAACTTTGTAACCACGGATATACGTCAAACACATTATTAACAGAGCCAACACCTTGACTTTTAGTATTATATTTTACATGAGTATCCCCTACTTTTATTTCAGAAAAATTACCATCAGTTCCAACACTTCCAGTAATAGCATCAGTATCATTTGCCAAAGCATTAGCTAATTCAAACTGTGCATATTTAATATTTTGTGGAATTAAAGTACAAGCCAATTCAACTCCATCAACTTGATAATTAGTTCGTGGAAATTTTAATGCTTGATCATCATCGCATCTATCTCCGTAATAAACCAAAGTATCAATCCATCTTGTAGCAGATATTAATGCCCTGTTTTTATTATCGTTTGATTTGTTATCCCAATTTGTAGAACTAGGAACAGTTTCAAAATATGCGTCTGCTTCAGCTAATGTGACATAGCTATTAGCATTTGCTCCTTTTATTGTTGCGTCTATAGTAGCTGCCACGATTGTTTAGTAATTTATCTGTATTGTAGCGTAAAGAAAAAACCCCACCAATATTTGATGAGGTTTTTAATGACCACAGCCTTAAGCCGTACTCTAATACTAACTATTAAAGAGTTGTATTATCAAGTGGTGTGTTAACTGTTAACTGAACAATAGGAATTAAGTCAGCATCATATGTTAATGCCCACTTAGCTTGTGCTCCTAAAGCAGAGTTTGTTGGGTTGTCAGCAGCATCATTCCACTTAGTACCCATGATGTGATAAGTACTGTGATAATCAACTGAGATAACATCCTGCT